CAAGACCTCGGCGACTTCTTGCGCGTTCAAGCCGGCCTGGGCCAGGGTCGTGGCAGCCTGCAGGACCTCGGACGCGGCGAAACGCGTCGAGTTGGCGACGCTGAGGATCTGGTCCTCAAGAGACACCATCGCCGTGTCGGTGACGTGGGCGATGGCCTGGAACTGGGCGAAGGCCTGTTCCAGTTCAACGGACGAGCGCGCCAGAAAGCCGGCGCTCTGCGTCACCGCGTTGATCAACTGGTAGTTGATCAGCAGGCGTGACTGGATCTCGAAGATGCCGGCGCCGCCGCGCTCGTTGAACCGGTCGAGCGTGTTCTCGATGGACGAACGCTGATTGAGTTCGGCCTGCTGCCGCTCGCGCGCGGCGCGCAGCTCGCGCTCTTTCTGGCGCGCCAGCCGCGCGGCCTGCTGCTGTTCGATGCGGCGGTTCTTCTCAGCCTCGAGCCGCTGCTCTTGCGCGATGAGGTTCTCGTAGAGCTGGATGCGCTGACGCACTTCTGCGCGCGTGAGGGACAGACCCTGGCCGCGCAGGGCGCCTTGGACGATCTTCTGGAACTCGGCATCGAGCTGACGACCGGATGCCAGGGTCCGATTGCGGATGTCGCGATAGACGCGGTCGATCTCGGCCTGCAGAGTCCGGATCGCCTGGCGGTCGAGTTTGACGCCAAGCAGGATTGGGTTGTTCTGCAGGTTGCGGATCGCGCCCTGCACCTGGGCGCCAAGGATCTGCGCTTGCGGGTCGCCGCCGGCGACAGCGCGAATACCCTGCTGCAGCTGACGCAGGCCCGAGAAGCGGTTCGAGCGGAACGTCGTCTGCAGCTGGGTGTCCAGCAGCTTGACCTGCTGTTCGAGTTGACGAACGGCCTGGGTTGCGTTCTGTGCGGCTCGAAGAAAGCCGGACGCATCACCAGTAAGCTGCCACCCAATATTTTGGGTTTCGTCCGTCATGGCATCCCAAAGTTCAGGGCTGCGTTCAGCCGCGCTTGGACCTCGTCAAAGTTTCGCGGAGGTGGTTGCGTGGGCGCTGGCGGCCGGTCGCCCTGCTTGTCGTCACCTCCGAACAGGGTGGAGACGGCGATGATCACCGCTTCCATCTGATCGAACGACTGCACCTGAGCTTCGCCCACGCGCAGCCAGCACTTTGTGCGAACATCTCGGAACGAAATCCGCCACAGGAGCTCGTCGAGCTCAGACGGGAGGACGTTGAAGGCCCAGCAGACGCTTTCTTCGAAGCTCAGGCTTTTCAGCCAGTCTGTGACAACCCGAGGTGTTCGAGCGGCTTCTGCACCTGGTCCTGCAGGCTTTTCAGCGAGGCGAGCCGCCCAATGGTAAAATTTGCGATGTGCGCCTGTGCCCAGACGCAGACCTTGTCGGCCGTGGCCGGCGTGATCATCACTTCATCGAGATCGCAGTTCTCGAGCACCTTGCCCTTCTCGTTACGCCGCGCGAGGCAGGCGGCGAGCACGGCGTCGGCGTAGTCGGGCGAGAGGAGCATGCCGAAGGCGGCTTCGAGGCTGTCCGTCTTCGGAATCAGCTTCATGAGCTCGCGTAGGAGATTGTACGACATGAAGAGCTCGCGCTCTTCGCTGTCGACGTGGACCGTCAGACGTTCTTGCGGATCGGCTGACGGGACGGGGGCGGCGTCCGTCACAGTCAAGTCCTTCTGGAATTAGCCCTTGTACGCCAGGGCCATGCGGTTGGCGCCGATGGCCGCGTAGAGCGGGTCGGTCGAGACGAGCGAATAGGCCGTGAACTCGAACGGCATGTTCGAGAAGTTCTCCGTCTGGAAGGACAGAGCCAGGCCCTTGGTGATGCGGATCTTCGGGAAGAGGATCGTCACCGGCTCGTTGTTCTCCGGCAGGATGCCGACGATCTTCGCGGCGAGGGACGGCGAGGACGGCGGCAGACCGACCGGCAGTTCCTTCACGCGGAAAACGCGCGCGGTCGCGGCATCGAAGGCCACCGGCACGGGACGTTCGAGGTCGAGGTTGCCGGAGTTCACGGTGACGCGCGTGACGTGCACGACGTCGTCGTTCGCGTTCTGGATCGCCACCCAATCACCATTCGAGAACGGCGTGACGTTGATGTTGGCGAGGTTCGCGTTGGCGGCGATGTTGGCGTCCAGCGTGTACGAGTTGGCGTCCGTGTTGTAGGAGTCGCCCGAGGCGTCGATGCCGGCGGCGTACGCGAGGTTGCGCGCCGTGTACTCGTAGACCTCCGCGCTGACGCGCACGTTGACCGAGTTCGGAACCGAATAGACGATCTGGTTCAGCACGCCTTGGGTCAGCTCGACGAGACCTTGCTCGGAGTTGACCTGGACGTTCTTCACCAGGCCGATGGAGTGGGCGGCCGGGTTCAGCGAATACAGATTCGCGTACGGGCCGATCATGAGCGTTCCAGCCGAAAGCAGGAACTGGGATGTTTTGGCTTCACCGGCCATTGAACGAGGACTCCTCAGCGAAGGAAATTTGCGATTGGACTATGCTGAGCGGAGTCAGTGGGTTATACTGTGCGCCTCTATGCGGGACTGTGTGGGACTATCGGGAAGCGGCGTGTTTTCGGAGAAATACGCCCGTGAGCCACACCAGCTTTTCCTTGGCCTTGTCCGAGGACATTCATCGGAAACTGACCACGCGGGCCGCGCGCTACACGCGATCCGTGTCGGCCGAGGTGAACTATCTGCTTGAAGTAGCGCTTGAGAACGTAGGTCAGGAGGACATCGAGTTGACAGTGCCTGTCGACCTCTCGGTCGACCACCGCACTTGTCTGTGGCTCGCGCCCGACATCATCCGCCAGGTGCGCACGCGCTCTCGCATCTTCCGCCGGTTCGTCCGTGTCGAGATTCTCGTGCTGCTCAGCTGGGCCTTCATGCAGCTTTCGGATCAATCAGCGCGCGCACAGACACAAACTGATACACCCGCTGCTCTGAACGCGTGACGGGCTCGGCGTGGACCGGCGCCGTCACCACCATCCAGCTGCGCGGCTCGGCCGCGGCGTGCGAGTAGAGCTTCAGGCGCGTCTCGGGCTGCAGCCGCGAGAACACGCGTGAGATGATCTTGCGCAGCCGGAACATGCTCACGTCCATCTCCGAGGAGATGCCGACCGCAAACTGCACCGTGACGATCTTGTCCGCGCCGATCTCGACGCCGATGGCGCCAGGGCCGATCAGGTCGCCCTCCGGCAGCTCGGGCTCGACGGCGTGCGCCTCCCAATCATGCAGCCGCAGCGTGTTGCTGAGGCCGTCCTGCTGGGCCTCTTCGGCGATGTCCTTGCAGAATTTCATCAGCGACTGGACGACGTCGTTGTAGAAGTCCTCGGTGATCATGTGCCCTCAAATTGTGAGCTGAGGCCGGTGGCGCGCCGGCGCTGGCCGCCGAAGGTGCGGCGTTGGAAATCGGCGAACTTCCACGAGAGCGCTCGCGGAATCCGATACTTGACCCAGAAATTGAGCAGCGGCGCCATCAGCGGCCGGTGCGCGCCGCGGCGGCCGGTGAGCTTGCGCGCCGTCGGCGTGTCGCCCAGGACGTAGCGCTCGAGCTGCGAGGCCGAGTTGGCGTCGAAGCGGAAATTGCCCAGCGCGTAGCGCGCGACGGTCGCGCCGGCGCGGGGAAAGATGGCGATGCGGAACTCGCCGATCACCTGCTTGAGCTGGGTCTTCGACGGCTTGAACTTGCTGGCCTTCGGCATCTGGATCAGGACGCCGCCCAGCTTGTTGTCGATGGCGCTCGCGAACTCGTCGGGAAAGGACCGCTCCAGGGCGCCGGTGAGGGCGAAGAACTGGATGCGCTCCTTCTTCAGGCCGTAGCCGCGCACGACGCCACCCCAGGTGACGTTGAGCGGCGGCGTGCTGCGGGGGAACGGGCCTGGACGCGCGCCGGCAGCGAGCTTCTGTGGATTGAACGGCTGGATCGCGCGGAACGACCACATCGGGTGCTCTATCGTGCCGACGAAGGAGGCGGCCGTCTGGACCAGGCGGTCGAGCTCGCGCGCCATCTCGGCGCGCATCTGGTTCACGAGGCGCTGCAGGACCTCCGGCGTCGGGATGATGTCGCGCGTCTGGGTCTGCAGCACGTCGAACAGGCCATCGAGCATGACCTGATTGATCTTCTCGCGCGGGTCACCCTTCTTGAACTGACGCTGGCCGACACGGATCTCTAGGGGCATCACTGCACCTCGACAGCATTGACGCCTAGACGCGGATTGAGCCGCTTCACGATCTGACCGTCGAGCTTATCGCCCAGCCGGACGGCGGCGGCCGTCAGCACCGCGATGCGGTCCTCGGTCACGCGCAGGTTCACATCGAGCTCCTCGCGCGGGATGAGCTCCCAGTTCACCCAAATGAAGCCCAGGTCCTGATCGTAGAGGCTCTTGGCCTGGCCGGTCAGGACATCTTCCGTCGTGCGGGACCGGAGCCAGGTCACGCGCCGGTTGGCCAGGAAGAGCTTGTGGGCGCGGTAGTGGCCCTCGACGTCGGCGTGCTCGGCAACCAGGTAGCGCAGACCGCTGCGGGTGCGAATGATGTGGCCGGTCTGAATGATCGACTCGTCGCGGACCCGCAGGATGAGCCGGGGTGGGTTGAGTTGGCCGCTCAGGTCGCCCTCAGAAGGGGGCGAGAGGATACCGCGCGTCTTGGCGCCGGTAGCATCGACGATGATCTGCTCGAAGAAGCGGTCGCCCAAGCGGTCGAAGCGCTGCATGGCCTAGGCTCCCGTGACGATGTCCGTCGGCTCGGTCAGGAGGATCAGCGTCGGGGCGACCTCAGTGCCGGAGAGCGTCTCAAGTGCTGCGGCCACGCGAGCGCCGAGGTCGGCCGCCAGCAGCTCAAAGTCCAACTTCGCGCGCGTGACCTCCAGAGTGCCGTTGACCTCCTTCTGGGCGATACGGTGCCGTAGCGCCGGCAGGGCGCGTAGGGCGGCGATGGCAATGATGAGGTCGTTCGCTGCAGCCTCGCTGCTCGTGCCTGCCGCCAGGGCTTCCTCGAGCGCTTCTCGGCCAGCTTTCGCCTCGGCCTCGAAGTATGCGCCGGGGATGTCGATCAGGGTGTCCGGAAACTCGCCGCTGTCGAGGCCGACGACGGCCCGCACCAGGTCTGGCGTGGCGTAGGTGTTGAGCCAGGGCGTCAGGCGATAGGGGAAGCTCTGCGTCCACGGCTCGTCACCGTTGAGGGCGCTGACGACCAGCGTGCGCTTCTCGAAGCGGGAGTCGACCCCCAGCGTGTTGAGATTGGCCGCCAGGCTGAACGTATGGGCGGTGGCGTTGCCGACCGCGGCGTTGCCGTTCGCCACCACCGCGCCGCCCTGGCCGCGCAGCTCGTAGGTGACGTTGGCGGCCGGGATAAACGGCTCGCCATCGTCCTCGAATGACACGCGCAAATCGACGACCGCGTTGGCGACGAAGGTCTTCATCAAGCCTTGGCTTTCTTCTTCGTGGTCGCCTGCACACCATGGGTGGACAGGAAGCTGTCGACGGCGAGCTCGGCATCGCCCGCGGCCTCCGTCCAGAACTCGGCGAAGAGGTGGTCGGTGGCCTCGGGTTTGAGTTCACCGAGGAGCTTCACCTGGCCGCAGCTGATGCGGGCTTGGAGGAAGTCGCACTGGTTCACGACACAGGGCCGGCGCGCATGGATCACGCCCAGCTCCCAATGTGAGAGGCCAAACTGGCCTGTGGTTTCGGCGAGGAATTTCGTCTTCATGTGGAGGTGGCAGTCCCTCAGGTGGTGGAAAAACTTCGGGGCCTGCCTGTGGCCGGCAGGCCCCGATTTTGGGTCGCAGGTTCAGCCTGCTTACGCCGCGCCGTAGTCGAGCACGGCGCGCGTGTCGCCGAACAGCAACTTGTGGCCGGTGTTCTCGGTGCGGTAGTACGAGATCTGCTGCGTGGACATCAGACGCTCGGTCTCCTGCAGGATCGAACCGGCTTCGGTCAGCTCTTCAGCAGTCGTCGGCGAGTTGATGCCGAGCAGCTTGCCAGAAGCCACCGCCGTGTTGATCTTGAAGCGCACCGGCAGGATCACCTTCGGCATGGCCGAGATGTCGGCGCCGAAGCGCTTCATCGTCTCGCCGATGGATTCGCCGGTATTGGCCTGCGGGATCGCGAACATCTTGTTCCACTGGAAGAACGCGTCCCAGTCGCCCATGACGACGTCGACCGGCACGCCCGCGCGGGCGCGCTGCGTCAGCCAATAGAGGACGCCCAGGTAGGCGATCTGGCCAGCCGTGTGGGTGAAGCCCGCGGCCGTCGCGTATGTCGACTGGTCGACCTCGGTCGCGGCCGGGTTCACGCCGTCGCCGTTCACGAGCAGGTCGGTCAGCGTGTAGACCTTCGAGCGCTCGATCTCTTGCAGGATGCGCGCAACGTACGGGGTCAGCGTGTCCAGACGGATCCGGCGCTCGAACTCATAGGTCGTCTTCACGCCCATGCCGAACTTCCAGATCTTCACCGTGTTCGTCGAGGCGCGGATCGACCAGGTCGGGATGCGGCCGCCTTCGGTCACGAGCGCGGCCGGGCCTTCCTCGTAGTCGGCTGCCGTGTCGTTCACCGTGGTCGAGATGACCTCGGCGCCGGCAATGGTGCGCCGATTGGCGACCATGCCTTCGGTCGTCTCGAAGGTCACCAGGCGCTGGGCCCAGCGCAGAACGTCGTCGAGCACTTCCGGGAACAGCGTGCGCACGCCCGGGAAGGTCTGGAACGTCTCGGACGCCAGCTGCAGCATCACGCCGCTGTCGATGTCGTCGCGGATCGGCAGGTTGAGGAACGCGAGCGCGGCCTCGTAGCCGTTCAGGAGCGCGTTGCCGTCCTTGAACCGCTCAGGGTCCTTCGACAGCTTCGGGTCGATCTTCAGCCGCAAGTAGTCGCGTAGGCCGTCGCAGCCGGCGTCCTTGGCTTCGCGAATCAGGCGCATGCCGAACTCGCCAGATTGCTGCGGGGATTCCGCCAGCAACGGGGCGAGGAACTCGACGCCTTCACGCTTGATCAGGTGGAGAGGTTTCATTTGCGCGGAGGCTCCTTTAGAGTTTCACGACGACGGCGAAGCCGGTGCGGACCTCGGCCACCCAGGCACGGTCGTGGGGACCGGCGTTGGCGAGGTTGGCGAGGGCTTTGACGGCGCCGCTGGTCGCGCCGCCGACAACGATGTCGCCGACGTTGACGGTCTGGTTCGCTGCGATGGGCAGCAAACCGGCGAACATGAGGGCGACGGTGCCGACATTGCCGCCGTCACGATCATCGCGATCCTCGAACTTGATCAGCCGAGCAACGATGGGGTCGTTGTTGCCCGCGAGCTTGAACTTGTTCGCGGCCGTGGTGTCCACCGTCAGGGCTTTGCCCTCATCGTTCGCTACGATGTTGGCGTCGAGCTTCGCCGGGACATGGAAGTCGTCGAAGCTGATCCCAGCGAGGGACACCCGGTTGTGGAAGGGAGTGCTAACCATTGGTCAGGAAGTCCTTACTTCTGGGTGCGGAATGCGCCGATGGATTGGGCAGGCTCAGCTTGCGACGCGTCAGCTGTCTGCGCTCGGCCGCCAACCGGGATGATGGCGGTGAGGGTTTCGTTGGCCGTCTTGATCGACTCGACGAGAGCGGCGACGTCAGTCGGGACGTCTTCGACCTTCTTGCCCAGCGCGAGGGCTTGGCGCTTGGCGATGTCGGTCAGCGCGGCGACGGCGGCCTCGAACTCAGCCTTCTTCGGCGCAGCGGCGACGGCTTCATTCGCGGTGGCGAGATCGGCGGTCAGCTGTGCGACCTGCGCTTCAGCTGCGGTCGCGCGCGTTTCGGCAGCCGCCACCTTCGCTTCGGCCGCGGTCGTCTTGGCGGCTTCGCTGGCGATGGCGGCGGTAAATTCTTGGACGTTCACTTGGTCGTCTCCTTGGACATCTGCGGTGGCGATGAGCACCTTCGCGCGCATCGCGTTGGGATCGGAGGAGGCGGCCAGGCGCTGGTAGGCGCCGTTGTCGAAATTCGACTTGGAAGGGCCCAGAATGAATGCGCCTTCCGCTCCGCCTTTGCCGACGGCGCTCAACTCGAACCAGGAGTCGAGGCCTGAAATCTTCGCGTGCGCGCCCTCTTCACCCATCACGGCGCCGCACTTCTTGTTGCCGCACTCGCCGGTGAAGAAGTTCATGATGTCGGCGTCATCGCCCATGAAGTCCCAGCCGCACTCGGAGCACTCGACGTGCTTGGCCAGCGCAGCGATGGACACCTGGTCGACGGTGCCAGCGTTGATCTTCTCGATCAGCTCCTTGCCTTCGCCCGCGGGATTGATCGCGAACTGAACGGCGAGCTGACCTTCCGGCGTCACCGTGCCTGCGAACACACGACCGAGGGGCAGCTCGGAGCTGTCGTGCATCACCTGGAACGGCACGCTCTCCCGCGCGAGTTGCTCGCGCATCTGGTGCAGGTAGGACGGCGTGTGCTGCGCGCCTTTCCACACCTTCGGGAAGCTCTTGCGAATCGGCCGAGTGTTCAGGGCCACCGCCTCGAACACCGCGTAACCGGACAGATCGGCTTCATCGCCGAAGGCTGCCCGCATGCGCTCCATCACTTGAGCCGTGATCGGAATCTGCTTCATCGCACGTGCAGGAAAGCCTGACGCGAGGCGCCGGGTACACTGTGCGCCTCTATGCGAGACTATGCGGCGCTATGCTTCGTTGGGTTTCGAACCGTTCGACCGTGCCGACTCGCTGCCTTCCGGCGCCAGGCCGCGACCCAGCGAGTCATCGTTCGGCGAAACCTTCTTCTCGTCGACGCCAACCTTCACCGGCTGCATGAAGCCGGTGCCGGACAGTGTCGGCGCGCCGGCGTGCGGCAGCTGGCCGAGAACCTCGAGCGAGAAGTGCTCATCGGTGATGAGGCCGTGGGACAAGAGTTCGAGGTAGCGCGACTGCTTCATCACGCGCTGAGGCTCGAGCTCGAGCGCCGGCCGGAGTTCAGCAGGCGGGAAGAGGACCTGGGCATAGCCAGGGATGCCGTTGACCGCGAGCAGGAACGTGAACGCGCGCTCCAGGAGCTCCTGCAGAGGCTTGTTCAGCTGGTCGGCGTTCATGGCGGCGATACGCGCCTCGACGGACGCCGTGTTCACGCCCTGCTGGCCGCGGCCGATCACGGTCGCCATCGTCTTCAGGCCAGCCTGGTTCTGGGCATTCAGCGTCTCGATAATCGCGCTGATGTCGATGGAGGCGCCTGGCTTCTTGTCATTGATGATCGCCGCCTCGACCGAGTCGAAGTGCACGAACGCCTGTTCAGCCCGCAGCGTCGAGAAGGTGCCTTGGACCTCCGTGAGGCGGTCTGTCAGCCATTGCTTCATCGCCTGCGGGTCGTTCTGCACGTTCGCCGGCGCCGCCTTGCGTACGACCTCTTCCAGCACCTTGATCGAGATGCGCGGATAGCCGGTCGACTTCATGATGCGGTAGAGGTCGTTGATGACTGTCTGGCGCGCCGCGATGGTGTTGATCGCCGCCACGAAGTCCGAATAGGCGTAGACGCCGGTGGGGTCGCGGCGGTGGAACGACATGAAGAAGGACGGGAAGTCGAGCGACACGCGCTTGCCATCGGCCTGTTCCTGCAGCGGCTTGTATTCGCCCGGCTTCTTCTCCTCCCAGCGGATCGACGCGGCGTCGATCAGCGCCAGGCGCGAGGGAACCATTCGCTTGTCGAACACGAGCTCGGCCGGCACCGCGCCGCGGAGCAGGATCATGTATCGTGCCTCTTCGCACCAGGTGCGGAAGTTCGACTTGAACTGAAAGCCGAGTGTGTAGTCGGTCGGCTCGAACAGCGCGAAGACCAGGCTCTGCATCTGCTCGGTCGCAGCGCGGTCGATCTGGTGCTTGAAGTCCCGCACGACAATGATCGGCTGCGTGTCCGCCAGCGTGAGGTAGGCGCCGACGGCCGCCGACACATCGGGGTCGTGCTTGAACAAGCGCTTCATCAGCGCTTCGGAGTTATCGTTGATCCGGTTGTCGAGCAGATCTTCGATGTGCTCGGTATACGTCGGACGCGAGATGAACTCCTGCGACGCGGACGAGGGGCCGAAGGTCGGCGACGCGGACTTGCGCTGCGTGTTCGGACGCCGCAGCACGAAATTCACGATGGATTCGAGTGAGAAGTCGGCCATTACATGATGCCTCGGGACTGGAGACGTGTGCGCACGCCGAGCAGGTGTTCTTTCGGTGGCTCGGTTGCAGAGACTAGGAAGAGTTCTCGAAGATCCAAGTTAGCCTTGGCGCGGATGAGCTCGGTGAGGAGCGGAGCGAGGAACAGAAACACAAGGGAGTGGAAGAAGTGGTCGACGCCGGACAGCTTCTCCCAGCGCGCCTCTTCCTCGGGAACTTCGATGCGCACCATGTCCTGCAGGTGCGCGACGACGTCGTTCTGATACTGGCCGTAGCCTTGGAATGAGGTGCGGCCGCGCCGAATCGCGCGAACAACGCGATCAATCCCACGCGTGCGATTGCACTGCGCGTGCGAGAGGTTCTGCATCTCATCGAGGACCAGCTTCAGGTTCGCTTGGCCTCGATACTCCACCGGGACGATGCGCTTGCCCGAGGCTTCGAAGATCGCGTTTGCCGTCGGCTCGTACGGATGACGGTCGATAGCACCACCGACCACGAAGTAGTTGTCGCAAACAGTCTTGACAAACTGCTCCAGCTCTTCGACCGGCACGAGCGCGAACAGGAACGGGTCGATCTCCATGAAGCCGTTCGGCGTGCCGAGGATCACGTGGCACGTCTGACCGACGTCGATGCCGACATAGACGGGCGTGCTGGCGCCGACCGTCGGCTGGGCGACACCCTTCATCACCGCCTTGATGCTCTCCTCCGAGAGGCGTGAGTTCGAGTCGGTGTAGGCCTCGCCGAGGGCCGTGTTCATGAAGCCCTTGAGGTCGTCGGCCGTGAGGTGGCGCACCAGCTGCCGGATCAGGTAGTCCGGTGGCAGCCGGTCAGTCGAGAAGGGGCGGACCTTGTAGCCGCGGGTGAGGCGGCCCGGGTGCATCGGCACCCACTCACGTAGCGTCGGATCTGAGAGATCGAGGGGCCGGCCGCAGCGTTCGCACTTCACGTGCACGCCGTCGAGGTGGATCAGCTGCGCGTCTTCGATGCTCATCTTCCAGAGTTCGTCCGGACCGTCGTAGCCAGGCAGGGTGACGAAAGCGGGCGTGAAGTCGGGGATCTGCCAATGGTTGCAGGCGCGGCATCGGCACATGTACTCGTGGCGGTCGCTGATCTTGATCGCCGCGTTGATGCCATAGCCGACGTGGGTGGGCGTGCTGAAACGCTGGGTGATCTTGAAACGCGAGTTCTGCACGCGCGACTGGTAGAGCGAGATGATCTGCTGGCTGGAGAGATCGAGCTCGTCGTGCCAGAGCACGTCGGCGGGAATCGACGTGGCGTCGCCCTCGGTCATCCCGGTCACGTAGACGAAGCTCTGGCCGCCCAGCTCGTACAGGTCCATCGACAGCGAGGGTGCCTCGTCGCCGCCGCCGTGGAAGGCGCGGTCGGCCTGGATCAGCGGGCGGATCCGCGTCTTGGACACGCGTCGGTACATCTTCTCGTTCGGGAGCGTGTAGATGCCGGTCGAGCCGCGCTCGCGCACCGCAAACGCCAGCGCCTTGCGGACCTGCACCTCGGTCAGCCCGACCTGGCTCGGCTTCTCGACCGCCATGTCGGGGTGCATGTCGTTCGCGATGGCGATCTGAAATTCGTAGCCGTCGAACCGGAACGGCTGGTTCTTCAGCGTCGTGTTGCGGCAGAGCCACTCGGACATGGGCATGGCGGCGCCGTCGACCGGGAACCGCGCCACCAGCCGTTCGTGGAAGTCGTGAAGCAGCCGCATAGCGCATTGAGGGCCTCGAAGAGGCGTCCAAGTCCACTATGCGGAACTATGCGGGACCATGTCGGGATGACGTTCGATTCCAATTCTGAGTGACCGAGCGATACTCGCGTTACGTATGGCTCAACATTTCTTCCCGCCGCTGACCGACCAACTCCTCGTCCCGTTCCGCGCAATCGTCGTCCAGGCGAAGGCCGATCCGGCCTATCTCCAGGACGCCGAGTGCCCCTACACGCCACAGCAGATCGAGTTCCTGCAGACGCTGATCGGCGCGGGCTCGGCCGGCGTCGAAGAACAGATCCCGATGGACAACGAGTCCATCGAAGACCAGCTGGGCAAGATCTACACCTCGCTCATCAACCTGCAGAAGGGTGATGCGCGCCTCGATCCGAAGGACAAGGTCCAGGTGTGGAAGGCCTCGGTCGGCCTGCTTGAGCGCATCGCGGCGCTGCGTGAGCGCTTCTTCTCCGTCAAAGAGCATCAGAACTTCCAGAAGCTGGTCATCGAGTTTCTCGACGAGACGATGACGGCTGACCAGCGCACGAAGTTCACTCAGAAACTCGGACAATACCTTGATCTTCGCTAATAACGCACCCGCGCTGTGGAAGCGCGGCCTCCCCGTGATTCCGCTCTATGAGCGCGAGAAGAAGCCGATCCCAACCGGTTGGTCCGCCTACAAGGACACGATGCCGGCTTTGGAGATGCAGACGTTCTGGATCGGCATGCACCCGAACTCGAACATCGGTCTGCCGCTCGGCCCACAAGCCGGTCTGATCGCCATCGATCTCGACACCGACGATCCGCGCGCGTTGGCGGTGCTCGAGACGATCCTGCCGGCGTCGCCGTGGAAACGAGTCGGCGCCAAAGGTGCGGTGTGGCTCTATCGGTTCGGTGGTCAGCGCACGGCGCGCATCAAGACGATGGACGGCAAGGTCCTCTGCGAGATTCTGTCGGCCGGCACGCAGGTAGTGCTGCCGCCTTCGATCCACCCGACCACGCAGCGCCCGTACGAGGCCAACTGCGAGCTGCTCGATGTGTTGGGGGACATACCCTCGCTGCCCGAAGACATAGAGATCGTACTGCGCAAGGCGTTCATCGCCGCTGGTTTCGAGCTGACGACGCACGGCAACACGAAAATCTCGGAATGGACTCCCGCCGGCGCCCGCGACAGCCAGATGGTCTCGCATGCAGGTATTCTCGCGCGTGCAATCACGCGTGGTGAGCGCTCGCTACAGTCTGCGCTGTCTGAAATCACGCATTGGGTCGAAACCTACACCGAGAAGGTGGCAGGCGACGACCTCGATCCCGAGAAGGCGCGCCTCAAGGTCATCGAGTTCCTCGTTCGCGACGTCGAAAGCGGTCGAATCCTGCCTCGCGGCTGGGATGACGACCTCTCCGACGAAGAAAAGACTCAGATGCACGCGCTGTTCGGCGGCTCGAAGGCGGATGTCGTCGAATGGTCGTTCGACGAGCTCAAATCTTACGTCACAGAGGGCTTCAAGAAGCACCAAGCGAGCTCAAACGGTCGTGTTGAAGTCGTCGAGTTCGTGCTGAAGAAGGTCGCCAGCGCCAAAACACTGTCGGTCGTGCACGAAGACCAAGTGCTGAAGTACATCAACCAGTGCGACAAGGCATTTTCGATGGCGTCGAACCGAAAATTGCTGCGCGAACTCAAGAAAGGTGAGATCGAGGGCAACGATCACACCGAAATCGCCGATGCGGTCCTGGCCGAACTTGCACGCTCGGGCGAGGTGCGTCACTTCGCCGGCAAATTCTGGCAGTGGGGCGGCGCCAGCTGGATCGAGTTGCCGAAATCCGCGATTTTGACGGTGGTCATGCGCGAGTTCGGCAAGCTGCCGGCCGCACGCAAGCACAACGACCACAAGCAGATCATCGCTGCAACGGCTGCGATTGCAGAGAAGCCGCTGCAGACGGAGGCCGTGAACGGCATCAACTTCGCCAACGGCTACCTGACGTCCGACATGCAGCTGCTTCCGCACGATGCGAAGTACGGCTGCACCTACGTTCTGCCGTACCGCTACCTGAAGGACCTCGAGGGTTCAGCATGTCACCGCTTCCAGACCTTCCTCATGGACGGGTGGGGCCACAACGACGACTTCGCTGACCGTGTGCAATGCTTGCGTGAGGCCATCGCGGTCACGTTGTTCGGCATGGGACCGAAGTTCCAGCGCGTGATCTCGCTCTATGGCATCGCCGGATCCGGCAAGTCGGCGCTCAAGGACATGATCATGGGCCTGATGCCGCCGGAGGCAGTCTGTTCAGTGCCGCCGCAGGATTGGGCGGAGCGTTGGTCGCCATCACGCATGTTCGGCAAGCTGGTCAACTTCTGCGGCGAGTTGTCTGACTCGAAGCCGATCAGCGGCGAGCTGTTCAAGTCCATCGTGGTCGGCGAGAAAATTAAGGGCGAGTTCAAAGGCAAGGACGAGTTCGAGTTCGAGCCGACCTGCACGCATTGGTTCGCCACGAACACGCTGCCGAAGACGAAGGACACCTCGGATGGCTTCGTGCGCCGTTGGGTGTTCCTGCACTTCGACAAGGCGGTGCCGGAGGAGCAACGCATCATCGGCCTGGCCGAAGACATTCTCGCCGAAGAGCGTGAGGCCATCGTCGCCTGGGCGGCGCCGGCGATCCAGGATCTGCTGAAGCGCGGCCGCTACACGCTGCCGGCGTCGCATACAGAGCAGGAACGCCACATGGCGAACTCGAACAACACTGTTCGGGCGTTCCTCGAGTCCGACATGCTCAAGTTCAAGGCCGACGCACACCTCTCGGCCAGCGCCCTATATACGCACTACATGTCGTACTGCTCCTTCAACGGCACGCGCCCGTATCCGTCGAACATCTTCAAGATCCTGATGCGGGATCTGGTGCGCCGCTACAACTACAACATCAACACCAACGCGGATGGCTCGCTGGTCTATGAAGGTATCGCAGTCGCTCGTCCGAGCTAGTGTGCGGGACTTCATCGAGAGCCATTGCGTGCTCCGCGGATCGTCGACCGCAGCAGAATTATACGCAGTCTTCTGTGGGAAGGCCGTGCATGTGTGCACGGAGATGCCCTTCCGCTCGGCGATGATGTATTGGACGTCGCTCGGCTATCGAGCGGCCGGCGAGCGTTATGAAGGATTGAGCTTGAAATAACCGAGCGACTGGCAGAATCATGCAATGGGTAAGTGCTTTGTCCAGAGCTGATTTCTCCGAGGTGGGCCACACTGGTGGTCGGATTACGTTCAAGATCATATGCGATGAGCAAGGCACGGTTGCGTACTCAACCCGCTGGGAGCACAGCAGGCCCCGGCCGGCGACAGTGGTGGGCGTCTACGTGCACGTCGATGGTTTCGTGTGCGCCGGTATAAAGTTCGGAGGCATTGGACAGGAATGGAACGCGCCACCTCTGCCGAATTGCTATCCGGTGATGATGGCTTCTGACTCCGAAGGGAAGTTCGGACATGAATGTCTCAGCTGCCGGTCGCACTTTCGAACTTCCGAAATCCCTGCGCTCCATCCGCTGACGTGTCCGTATTGTGGACACCGAGCAGATTCCTATAGATTTCTGACGCCACCGCAGAATGCGTACATCGAGCACTACCTCGCAAAGTTGCATGAAGGGCTTGCTGCAGTCCAACCTGGCGGATCGCTCGACGTTGTCATCGACATGGACGCCATCGCTGACACGGTGCCAGGAGCGCCGCGGGCCGACTTCTACGTCGCGTCCATTGCGCAACAAACGCGGTTCAATTGTTCGAAGTGTCGCAGCTTCAATGATGTGCGGGGCAAGTATGCCTATTGTGCCAACTGCGGCTGGCGCAACAACCTCGCGAGCGCACGGATTGCCTTGGACGCAATTCGCGAAGATCTAAATGGTGGAAGGATCACGCCAGTCGACGCAGTAAAGCGGGCGGTGTCAGAATTTGATGCGACTGGGCGCAACTTCGCGGGGGAGCTTGCGCGCCGATCAGTCGTGATGGAATCGCGAAGGCGTCAGCTCAGAGACCAGCTCTTTCATGCTGTGGACGCCGCTGAAGAATTGCTTCGCCAAACCTTCGATATTCGTTTCATGCGTGGTATGGATGCCGCCGACAAAGCATACCTCACGATGATGTTCGCAAGGCGGCACATCTACGAGCATGACGGCGGCGTAGCAACGGCACGATATGTTCGCGACAGCGGCGACAAGACGGTCAAAGAGGGAGACCTTGTCCGCGAGACGGTTGAAAACGCCAACCGATTGATCAGCGGGATCAATCGAATGTTGAAGGCGCTAGACGAGGATTTTCACCAGATCTTCCCACCTTACGACTATTGGATAAAGGAAGAGGAAGCGCGAAAGGCTCGGCTCGCAAAGCGCAGGTCTGGTGGCTGACAACTTCCTCTACCGTGTGATAGATTCCCTGGTCGATGATTACGCTCGATGAGAAGGATGCGTTTAACCGCGCCTGCCACGGCGCGAAGACGGCGGTCGTAACTGGTGATGCGTTCGCGAAGTGCCGCGAGTTCGCGCAACTGGCGGCTGGGCTCGGCGGGTGGGACTGCTTCCGTCACAACTTCGAGCTCACGCACGTCGAGACTGGCGGTGCGCTGCTGATCGTGCCCGCGTCGCAGATCTACAGCATGGGGACGTTTGACTTCATCGCGGTGTCAGCCAACCTCGGCCCGACTGATCGAGCCTTCATTCAGGGGAAGATCCAATGAGACGCGGGCCGAAGCTCGTCGCGGGCGCGGTTGCGATCTGCCTGGTGAGCCTGCTCGTATTTTGGCTCGGCATCACGCTACATCCTCCGGAATCCATGGTTCCTTGAATGCAGCTGCGGCCTCGGGATCGAGGTTCATGTCGGCGGCGCGGTCGAGCGCGATCAACGCGGCCTGGATGGTGCGGTGCTCATCCCAATCTGGTGGTTAGAAGGGGCTCATGCCCCTCCGACACCATAACCATTTGATTTCATGGCGGCACTTGCGCTTTTGATGCCAGAGCTCTAGCACGTCTTGTGCTATCGTTCTGGTCATGTTCTCATTGGGTAAGAGGGAGAATCAGGGCCTCGGGGCACCCTAAGTTATTGACAATACGAGGTCTAATTGACGCACGCTTGGGAGCGTGCCCAAGACCCTTGCCCTTTTTGCTGACGAATCCAAGTTGGCGCTCTTGCATCCAATCGCGGACAGGTCCATTAGGCCCGTCAGTACTAATCCAAGAGCGAAGGCATGAGCGAGGAATCCCCCCTTATCGAGCTGCGCGACCAGCTGCGCGCCGCTGTCGAGGCGAAGATGCAGCAACTGCCGGAGTATCGGCAGCTGAAAGCGCTGGAGGAGATGCTTGCGGGCGTAAAGCCAGCGGCGAACCAGGTCGTAATCGAGCTTCCATCTGGCAACGCGCAGACCGTCATTGGACTGGCGAAAGCCTTCATTGCGAAGGCAGGAGAGCCGAAACCAACGCGTGAAATCGTGCCGTATGTCGATAGCGTGAAGAAATTCGGCGATCCCAAGCGCGCAAAGATCAACGTGGTTTCTGCGCTTTCTAAAGCGAAGAAGCACTTCAAGTCTGTGCCGTGGAAGGGTGAGCCAATGTGGTGGCTGGCGGATAAGCCGCTGCCAAAAGAACGAGACGCCCGCGCTCAATGAGCGGGGCGCCTCAAAGCCGGTAGGCGCTCGCAACGCCTGCCAAATAACAACCCCTATCGCCCTGACAGGCACGGAAAGGAGATTGCGTTATGTGGCTCATGACCCGGACAGGATAGTCCAGGGCCACCAAACCAGGCGGGCGCGCGAAGCGCCCGCCGGTGGCCGTCATACCCTACACCTCGGAATCCGTCCAGTTTTTCAAACATTGCCGCCGGGAGCGGCCCGTAATGACGCGCGCCTATGTATATGCCGATGAAGCCGGCGATATGACCTTCTCGCGGAATAACGCGAGCAAGTATTTCATTCTCTGCACGGTTACCTGCCCGGCGTGTCAGATTGGTGCCGATCTGTTGGATCTGCGCCGCGACATGATCTGGCGCAACATGCCCGTAAAGGACTACTTTCACGCCACGGAAGACGCGCAGGCGGTTCGCGACGAAGTCTACGACTTCCTGAAGAACTACAAATTCAGGATCGACGCGACAGTCCTCGAGAAATCGAAGGCGCAGCCGCAGACGCGCGCGACGAAGGAGCGTTTCTATCAATACGCGTGGTTCTATCATCTGAGGCATGTAGCGCCCCGCATCACTGCCAGTGCAAGGGAAATGCTTATCACTGCGGCGTCCATCGGCACGAAGAAGAGCCAGGCCGTATTCACGTCAGCGGTGAACGATGTTGTGCAACAAACGCTCCGAATGCCGCGCAACCAGTGGCGCACGCATTTCACGCAGTCTATGGCCGATCCTTGTCTGCAGGTTGCGGACTACTGCACGTGGGCGATCCAGCGCAAATGGGAACGTGGCGACGTGCGCTCCTACGATCTCATTAAGGCGTCGATTGCGAGCGAGTACGATCTCTGGCGCACTGGCACTCAGCACTACTACTGACTGAAAAGGGCGGCTCCAAAGAGCCGCCCTTCGACCGCGCGTCGGCGGAAAAATTGTGGCCCGCGACACTGACTATCTCACAAGGAGAAGCGCCCAGGGGCTCTTTTTGTCAGGCTAGGGCCACAACCATTATATGCACCGAGTCCGCAATCGAGTCAAGAACGAATCGTGAATCGCTGCTAGCGCAATAGGCTTACTTCGGGTTTCGGTTCCGCTGGCGGTACGATCTTCCGAAAGGCATGAGCGTCACGCCAAGCGTGCGGGCGATCTGGTTGGAGCTGATGCCCTTCTTGCTGGACGCCAGCAGAAACGTCGCCTGCAGCCAGATATGGAGCTTGATGTGGCTGCCCTCGAAGATCGTCCCGACCTTCACCGTGGAGAGCTTGCGGCAGACCTTCTCGTAGCACTTGTAGACGCCGATCCGGGCGGTCTTGCCGGTGAGCGGGCCGAGGGATCGACCACGCCGCGATGCGGGCAGACGCGCCCGTTCGGCCATACGGGCTTCAACCCAGCGATAGGCCGCTTGCTCATCCCGGAAAGGATCATGCGCGAAAGTCGTGAGCTGCTCAGGCGAGGAACAAAATCCTAGAGGAGCCAGCGTCGTTCCATCGGGCGCGGTTCGGAGCCTGCGGGGCCTCGAGGTCGATGCGGCGCTCGCTCGTTGCGGTCACGGCCTCGGCATCGCCGGACGTCGCCGGCAACGCACCCTCTGCTTCCATCACTGCGTGTGGAAACTCACCGCGGCCGAACACAGTGAAAGGGAACTTAGGTGCGCTCATGCCGTAGCGTCTACTACATGCGGACCCAAGGTTGCAACGCTGGTGACAGTACCCCAATTCCAAAAATCTATACTATAGGAAATCTAGGGTGCCTGCGGTAAAACCGCATATTCTACATAGGAATATCATACTACCCTTTGCGTTGTTGCCCGCTCTGCTTGCTCTATTCTGAATAGGTCAGCGGCGCACCCCGCCGCGTGACCCTCGCCACCCCTCCCTCGGGAGGCATCGGGAGAGGTGTGTCTAACCCCCGCGGTTTCCGCGGAAACGCTCAGGAGTGGACCGAATGTCCAAACTGTCAGTGCTGTATGCCGCTGTGACCAAGGCGGCGGGCAAGGTGGAAGCCGCCCAAGGGGAGCTGATGCGCTCCGCCCTCTCGGCCACCCTTGCCACGATGGTCCTCAAGCGCGAAAGCGCAAGGGGTGCGGTCGAGACGGTCGAGAACACCGCCAAGCTGGCGAAGGGCTCGCTGTCCAAGGTCGCCAAGGTCGCGGGCAATCTCGCGGATCAATTCCGCTCCACCTTGCCCGAGGACCAGAGCGAAAGCGTCGTGTGCGACGCGGCCGTCACGTTCGCGAAGGGCGTGCAGGTCTCCAAAGTCTACACGGAATCGACCGCTCCCGCGCGCGAGAAGCGCGAACAAGCGGCCGCGGACCGTGAGGCTGAGGCGTCCCGCGACGCGGCCGCCAAGGGTGTCTCTGTGCCTTCCCTGAAGGCTGAGAAGCTGGCCGCGCGCGCTATCGCCACGCTCGGCGCGGCCGCTCGCAACGGCGATATGGGCGCCGCCGCGTGCCTCGCGCGGATCATCGACGCCGCTCGCGCGGAAGGTGAAAAGGTCGCCGAACACTTCGCCACCGCGCAAGCCGCGTAATCCAACGGGGCGCGGGGCAACCCGCGCCCCACAAGGGGGGATCTGCCCATGACCTGGGTGTTCCTGATGCTGTTCGTGTGCGCGTGCGCCGGAGCGGCCCTCATCTTCGCGCATCCGCGCGCCTGAACCCGCCACGCCCGCATCCGCTTCGGATGTGGGTGCGGTTGCGTCCCCCACGCGCAAGCTCCCTCTCCCCGAGAAGCGCGTGGGGGATAATTTTCCCACCTGGAGTGCAGGACCATGCACGTCGTCGACATCAAGCCCGGCTGGCGCCGAGGCGTGCCGCATCTTGGCGGCTATTCTGAGCGCATCGCCAATCGCAGGCCCGTGGTCCCGCAACGCCAGCTAGACGGGGCGGTGCAGAAGCACGTGGCTCCGTATTCCGACGACCGCGAGCGCCGGTACGACATCGAGCTCGGCTGCTGGGTCGTCATCACGCCAGCGCAACCGCAACCCCGACAAGAGCCTCCACGCCCGTCCGCGCGCCCGCGTCAGCTGGGCGGCCCGCTTTGGGAGGTGTGGGACCGGCATGGGGTGCGGTTGCGCTGGTCGTTTACTGCGCCTTCGTTTGACGTCGCGCGCGACGAGAAGGAGCGCCTTGCGTTAGCAACGGGAGAGCGCCCGGGTTGGTATCGCGTGCGTCGCGCGCCCGCCTCATATCGATAATCGCTATGTGACTATGACAATCGTCATATTTTCTGGTGATGGTCGCGCGTCTTTCCCCTGAACGGCTAAATTCCGGGAAAATCTTGCAGCACAAGTGCGCCCTGTGCACAAATTTTCCGTGGAAACCAAGAGCTTGTGAACGCAATCGCCCGGCGTGCTTCTGGCACGCCGGGCGATACTGGCTCTCGGGGAAGGAGGACGCCGAGGGAAGCAGCGTCAGCCGCGAATCTAGCGACCCAACGTGCGCGAAGCGAACCCACGTCAGCCCGACCTGCACTGAATTTCTGCGACGAGCCCGGCCATAATGGCCCGGCCGTGAGACGGCCCAGCCATGAAAATCACAGCCCTCGCCATCGCCCTGTTCATCCTGGCCCAGTTCTCCGACAACACCGAAGTCCGGATCGCGCGCGGCTTCTGCGAGTGCACCTGGCCCCAGGCCCGAGCACAGTGCTTGCGGGCGAACCTACCAGGGGTAGTGGCCGGCGCAGCCGCCACCCACTACTAATTTTTGGGTGAGTGCTCTTATCTCTCTTTCCCAATAGGAAAAAGAGAAATGGGGTATTTTTCCTATAAGGAGGTATAGGACCCATCTCCAAGCACTCAAAAATCGGGCCATCTGACCCTCCGACCACTCACTCGGAAATCGTCGACGCGACCCAGACCACATGTGTCGCGCGTCGCGGACGCGGGCGTCCCACAATCTCCGTCGCCGCACGCGTCCAGAAGCGTCTCCTGACTGACGTCGATGTCGCTGCCGCGCTCGCCGCGTATCCACACGACCTAGACGCTCGCTGCTGGCTCTTGCCCGAAGGCCAAGGTCGTGACCCCACCATCGCCCGCCGCCTAGGTTTGGGCATTCGGCTGCGCCCCAAGGTCGGGAACGTGCCGGCCGTCGTCGCCCTGTGGTCCGAGATCGCCGGCCAGGACCTTGCCGGCCTCGTGACACCGCGCGCGCTCTGTGACGAGTGGACGTGCTGCAATCCGTATCACTTCAGCTACGAGATCCTGCGGCCGCACGACGTGCACCCACGTCTTGAGAGCAGCTTCGGTCGCGAAGGTCCGCTCGAGTTCTTGTCCGACTTCACCCTCGACGAAGCCCTCAGCATGTTCGGCGCTGAGCTTGGTGAAGATCGCATTCGCCAGTTTTACAGCCAGCCGCGCGAGTAGCCCGGCGCGCACGTCCTCCTGACGTTTGCTCACGCTCAAGCCTCCACGCGTGCAGCATCCCATCAGATCACGGAGGCCCACCATGACCAAGTGATCCACGCGGCCACGCTCTCCGGAGCGTGGCCGCAACCAATTCTGAGGCTGAACCTATGTTGACCGCATACGTCGCCGTGTTCGACCAGCACGGCTTCTTCATGTACTCGCGCAAGTTCAAGAGCGCGAAATCATTCAGCTCCTTCTGCCAACGCGCTGAGAACTTCGGCCTCAAAGCCGAACTGATGTACCAATGAGGCACATCGGACCGCTCACGCGCGCCGCGCTGATCGACGTGCGCGACGCCCTCGCCGTCGGCGAGATCACGATCAACATGGCCCGCCTCGACAACGATGAGGACCGACCGGTGTGCATCGCCGGTTGGATGATCCGCCGTCACCCTGAATACCAGGATGAGCACGAGCCGACCGAAGGCTTCGGCGTGCTCATCATGCCACCTGGCTACCGGACGGAATACTTTTCCGCCGAGCAGGTCATCACGGCCATCGACCGGTTCTTGAGCGGCAGGCCCGCCTCGGAGCTGTGGTCGTGATCAGCTATGAACTCAAGGGCCGCACGGTCGAAGGTTGGGACGGCCATCTGCTGATCTACGAGCGCACGTTCAGCGATCAATGGGTCGCCGAATCCGTGATGCGACGACTCCAACGTCAGCAGAACCCGCATCGTGGCATCGGAACGTCAAGCCTGACACTCGGCATCGCCGATCTCGCATACGGCGGACCTGAAGAGGGCGGCTGGTACTACGACACGTTCCAGCAGGTGCGCACGTTCACATTCCCGGCCCGCTACCACGAGCGCGCCCATCACTGGCTCGAGCGCTACTGCCGCATCCAAAACCAAGGCCGACCCGAAATCTCGTCCGTCCTCTCGGAGGGCCGCTACGTGGTGCGCGGCGGCATTGCCTCCCACGAACCCAAAACCAGGCCGCGCTACTCATGAAACCGACACGCAAGCACTTTGAGCAGGTGCGCGACTCCCTGCGCGCTGGAACGCTCGACTTCGACATGGACTCGATCAGCGGATGCATCGGCTTCCACGTCTATCGAGCCGCGAACCCATCAGCGCCCGCGAGCGAGGCTGAGAGATTCGTCATCGACAACCGCCGCGAAGAGCTCTTCTGGCCGGCGAACCGCCGCTGCGACTCCATCTCCGCGGAAGAGGCAGCGACGGGCATCGACAACTGGCTGGCCACCGGTGACCCGAAATGGCAGTGCGGCACTTGAAGCGCCGCATCGACAGCGTGAAGCGCCGCATAGCCGCACTGCGCGACGCCAGCGAACTCGGTGACCACGCCGATGACGCCGTGGAAAGCCTCACGAATGCGGCCGACCGCCTGTCGGAGCTGGTCTGATGACCAAGTTCGACCAGTTCGGGTCCATCTATTTCATGAACCGCAAGGTGCTGTGGATCTTCGAGGTCAATGGCGGCGACTGGCAAGCGGCCAACTGGATGGCGTTCAAGCTCACGCACTTCTCCGAGAAGGGGCTCCTCCTATGAAGTTCATCTGGGAAGAGAGCGACATCAAACCCGGTCGCGTCGTCGGCAAATCACCAAACGTCGGCTGCTGGATCATCGGCTACATCCCCGATCCGCACGCCTACACACTCATCAGCCTCGACGACGGCATGGTGCAGCCACCCAAGACCGCCGCAGAGCTCGCCACGCATCTCACAGCGAGCCTGATGAAACCCATTCGCTCCAAGGTGTACGATGGCACTGAACAAGGCTGAGAAGGCGCTGTTCGAAGCGCTCAACGTCGAACTCGCTCTGCGCTGGCCGACGTTCGACGAACCAACGCCGCTCGATCACCAAGAGATCAAGACGTGGATCGAGACACAGCGCTGCCGCATCCGCCAGGCGTGGACGTTCAACACGCACACCGGTGAGATCAGCCTCGGCTGCACAAGCGGATACGCGCACGACCGCCGCAACCCTGACCGCACCAGCACGCAAGGCGGCGGCGGACCTTGGTACGATACGCGCGAGCAAGCGCGTCGTGGTCTGCGTTGGGCGGTGTGCCGCTCATTCGCACAGAAGCTCTATCAGCTCGACCTCGGATGATCGAGCGCTGGGAGGATGACGGCGGGTTCGTACCCGAGACGGACGAAGTTCGTCTGCGCGAGCAAGACCTCGTCGAGCGTCTGCTGATCCGCGCCCGCATCCGCCGCGCGGACCGATCACGCAAGTCTGTGCAGGAAGGGAAGCGCGACCGCATCGCCGACCTGCTCGAAGAAGCCGCACAGGAAATCGAGAGGCTGCGAAATGCGAAAGCGTAAGGACAAACGAGAGCTGCGCCTCCGCGGCGAGAAGACCGGCGGTCCGAATAAGGCGCCACCGAAGCCATCGTTCCTGATCTTCAAGAACGGCGATCAGCGCAAGGGTCGAGCATGACCTGGAATGTAGGCATGCTCGTCCGCCTCAAGGTTGAGACGACCGGCGGCGACGAGTTCGACAACGAGCAGACGTTCCCCGTCGGCGCGCAGGGCATCATCTCTGCAATCGACGAGTGCGGCATCACGGTCGTGATTGAGAACACCATCGTCAACGTGTTCGACGAGACCGACGGAGACTGCTTCGAGGCGATCCACACCAAGACCGTCACCATGTCCGTCACCGAGCAGGTAACCTATCACGTGCCGATAATGATCCCGGTGTGCGCCGATCCCGCCGAGTACATCGACGAGCATGGTGAGGAGATCTGGGGGAATGCAAGTCAGCACGTCCATAAGGTGGAAGAGCTACGCAGCTTCGGGTGGAAGAAGTGAACCCGATCTGGATCCTGATCGCCTTCATCGTGATCGGCACTGTGGCCGTCTACTGGCGATGCTGGCGGCGTCGCCCACGGTGGCGCGCCACGAAGCACACTATCGAGAGCATGGAGGCTGAAGATGGTCGCTAAGCTCGACCATCCGACCGTCTCAGCCGGTGCGCGCACCTGGGTCGACACGCATGGTTTCGAGCTCGTGTTCAGCGGCTCGAAATATGCGCTCTATGCGCTGAAGAAGAACGGCCAGCGTCACAAGTTCGCACTCTTCTTCATCGCCCAGGACGACATCCCCAAACTTATCGAGGAACTCCGTGCTCATCTTCCAACATCACATTTATCGGCGTGATCTGCGCCTGAACCGGGGCGCGCTCTACGTCTTCGGCGACAACGAAAAGCGTGAGGGCCTGGGTGGTCAGGCGGGTGAAATGCGTGGCGAACCCAACGCCGTGGGTGTCGCCACTCTGCGTGCACCAGGCCTACCCTGGAACATGTACGAGACGAAGCGTCAGTGCGGTGTCGTCGACAACGATCTGATCCCCGTCGTCAATGCTTTGCTGCTGGGTGGCACCGTGATCTTCCCGAGCGACGGCATCGGCACCGGCTTGGCCAACCTGGCGCAACACGCTCCCGACACGTTCCAGCATGTGCAACGTCGCACGCGGCAGCTCGGCTACCTGCCGATAATCAACACGACGATCAAATGCGTCGGCGAGCTCGACTGGATCATGACCCGGACGGGAGTGGACTGATGCTTCTGCTGCAGCGCTACTACGGCGTTCGTCACAAGGACCAGGTCACACCGCTCTTTGTCTTCACCGACCCTGAGAAGGCGAAGGAGACGATGCGCGAGTGCATGCGTCAGCAGCGGGCGTTCAACAAGGCCAAGCGTGTGGCGCGCGAGCACTGCAGCGCAACACAAAATTGGAACAACTACGGCGCCGAAGTCGACAAGCTCATCGCTGAGCATCTGAAGCTCGACCCAACCCTCGACCGCTACCGGGTGCGCGGCCGCTACGAGATCCTTGAGGTGCCCGAGCTATGACGATCTCCCCAGCGACTTCCTGTGGATTAGAAGGAAATCAAAGGATTAGGTGGCGAAGATCAGGCGGCAGCTTCAGTTCGATCCGCCGGAACGAGCTGATCAAATTCTGCGACCGCACGCGCGCGCTCCGCTTCCGGCAGCCACTGCGCCATCTGCGGCACGACCAGCTTTAGCCGGCGCAGCTCGTTCCATGACGGCTTGTCGTCACTACGCAGAGTTGCGAAGATCGATTCAAGGCGCGAGCGCACTACGTCGGCGCTTGGGGCGGCCGACACGGACGGGGCTTCGTTGAACATTTCAAGCTGCGCCATGTGTCAGCATCCCTGTCGTGATTCGCGCGGTGATGGCAGGCGCAGGCTGAGGAATGAGCGTTAACGAGGCGGAAAAGCGACTGACGGAGGCGATCTCTCGTTTCGGTGCCGAAGCGAAGAAGAAGCTCGCCAATCCTGCCGCCACCGGCGCGCCTGAGGATCAATTGCGCGCGCCGCTCGAACGTTTGTTTGCGGACCTGGGAGCAGCGCTCGGCATGGCGGCGCATGACGCTGTGCTTGTGGGCGAATCGTCTCTATCCGACCTCAAGACGCGGCCCGATTATGCCGTGACGCGCAAGAATGCGCTGATCGGCTTCGTCGAGGTGAAGGCGCCCGGCAAGGGAATCATCCCGAAGAACTTCACCGACGTGCACGACAAGGATCAGTGGGAGAAGCTGAAGGCGCTTCCCAACCTGATCTACACCGACGGCAACGGCTTCAGTTTGTGGCGCAACGGCGAGCGCGAAGGGGAGCCCGTCTATTTCCACGGCGACGTACGCACGTCAGGCGCCGAGCTTTCATCGCCGCCGGAATTGCTGGCTCTGCTGACGAGCTTCTTCCAGTGGCAACCCATAATCCCAAGATCGCCCGGGCAGCTGGCGGAGGTGAGCGCGCGGCTCTGCCGCTTACTACGCGACGAAGTGAGCGAGCAGCTGGCGCTGGGTGCCAAGGGATTGACGAGCCTCGCGGTCGATTGGCGCAAGGTGCTGTTTCCGAACGCGACAGATGCAGAGTTCGCCGACGGCTACGCGCAGGCGGTGACATTCGGTCTGCTGATGGCGAAGGCGCGCGGCATTTCGCTGGCGAATGGGCCGGAAGCTGCGGCGAAAGTCTTAAAGAGGAGCAATTCGCTCATTGGCACGGCACTCGATGTGCTTACGGACGAGAGCGCCGATCCCGAGACGCTGAAGACGTCTCTCAAGACGATGAGCCGCGTGTTCGACAAGATCGAGTGGGCCAAGATCAGCAAGGGCGATCCAGAAGCGTGGCTCTACTTCTACGAGCGCTTCCTGGCCAAGTACGATAGCAAGCTGCGCAAGAAGACGGGTTCGTACTACACGCCGCCCGAAATCGTGAGCCAGATGGTGCGGCTGACGGATGACGCCCTACGCACGCGCTTCGCGCAGCACAACGGGTTTGCATCGTCCGACGTGACGGTGGCCGATCCCGCCGTTGGCACCGGCACCTTCCTGCTCGGCATCTTGAAGCGAATCGCCGAGACGGCGGCACAGGATGGCGGCGCAGGAATGGTGCCTGGCGCAGTGCAGGACGCGCTGAAGCGTCTCATCGCGTTCGAGATTCAGTTCGGGCCGTTTGCGGTGGCGCAACTGAGGCTGCTGGCGGAGATCGCGGACCTGACAGCGAAGGGGCCAAACGAAGCCATCGAGGCGAACCTGCGCCTTTACGTGGCCGACACGCTGGCCGACCCGGACGAAGAGACGGCGTGGATTCCCACGCACCTCGGGGCAATCGCGGAGTCGCGGAAGAAGGCGAACGCGATCAAGCGCAAGGAGCCGATTACGGTGGTGATCGGCAATCCGCCGTACAAGGTTGGCGCGAAAGGGATGGGCGGCTGGGTCGAAGATCGGGGCGCCCTACGAGCGCCACTCGACGATTGGATGCCGCCAACAGAATGGGGCGTGGGCGTTCACGCGGGGCACCTTTATAATCTCTATGTCTATTTCTGGCGCTGGGCGGCGTGGAAAGTGTTTGGAGGCGATGCGTTCAGAAGCGGGACCGACAAGAGCGGAGCGAAATGGACCAATCGCCGAGGGATCGTTTGCTTTATCACCGCCGCCGGCTTCTTGAACGGACCCGGCTTTCAGAAAATGCGCGCCGATCTGCGCCGTGACGCCGATGAGGTATGGGTGATTGACTGTTCGCCTGAAGGGCATCAGCCACCCGTGAATACACGCGTTTTCGAGGGGGTCCAGCAGGAAGTGTGCATCGTCATCGCCGTGCGCCAGCGAGAGGCTCGACCTGACGAACCCGCGCGAGTGCGGTTTCGGCAACTGCCGCTCGGGCATCGCGAGGAGAAGTTCAAGGCGATTGAAGCGATTGGACTCGACGATGGTGGCTGGCAGGATGTCTCGCGTGAGTGGCGGGACTCGTTTCTGCCAGAAGCAGGCGAGGCCTGGGCAAGCTATCCGCCTATCGAGGCCCTGTTTGCACTCGACTACCCAGGATGCAAGCCAAATCGAACTTGGCCAATCGCTCCCGACACGTGGTCTCTGGAGCAGCGTTGGAGAGCTTTGCGCGAAGAAAACGATCGTGCAACAAAGGCCAGTCTATTCAAAGAAACACGCGACCGAACGCTAAGGAAGACTCCTGGCGCCGGCGTCGCCGGCCACGAATACCGGGCTGCCTGCGTTCTCGATGACAAGGGTCCGGTGGTTGAGCCCGTTCGATACGTATTCCGATCCTTCGACCGACAATACATCATTCCCGACAAGCGGCTGCTTGATACGGAACGACCGCCGTTGTGGGAGCATTACTCGGCGAAGCAGGTATTTCTCACGCTCCTTCACCGTTATTCTCCTGAGAATGGCCCGGCGGTGACCTTCGGGGCACACATTCCAGATATGGATCATTACAAGGGCAGCTTCGGCGGCCGTGCGATTCCGCTCTGGGCAGATGCGGCGGCCTCCCAAGCGAATGTGGCTCAAGAGCTGCTGAAGGAGCTTTCGCTTCTCTATGGTCGCGAGGTGAGCGCCGAAGACGTGTTCGCCTACATCGCCGCGGTCGCGGCGCATCCCGGATACACCTCGCGCTTCGCCAAGGACTTGGCGCAGCCGGGCTTGCGCATTCCAATCACGGCGGACGTGAAGCTGTTCGATGAGGCAGCTGGACTCGGGCGCGAGATCGTGTGGCTGCACACATTTGGCGAGCGTTTTTCCGATCCGTACAAGAACCGTCCCGCCTCGCCGCCACGCATTGAGAATGGCCCCACCGTTCCGGCCGACGGCGCCATCCCGCTGACGCCAGAAAAGTTTCCCGACGAGATACGTTATGATGCAGGCGCTCAGCGGCTCTTCCTCGGTGAGGGCTACATCGACCGCGTGCCGCCGGCGGTGTGGGCGTACGAAGTATCCGGCATGCACGTGCTGAGGCAGTGGTTCAGCTATCGCAAGAAGGATCGCTCGCGCCCGATCATCGGCGACCGCCGTCCGCCCTCGCCGCTGGGCGACATCCAGCCCGATCATTGGCTGCCGGAATACACCAGCGAACTGATCAACGTGTTGCACGTGCTGGCGCGGCTGGTGGCGCTGGAGCCGGCGCAGGCCGATATTCTGAGTCGCATTGTTGAAGGCGCTACCCACAGTGTCGAGAAATTGGGTGAAGCGCTTAAGAAGCAGCCTTGACACGCCGTTGGCGCGCGAACCGCAGCGCCGGTGGCTCGCGAGCTGCTGAGGCGCCTAGGTAAGTCAGAACCAGTCTGAGGCTGAACAGGTCAGCGCTAGGGCGACGCTACCCGTGAGGGATGCGTCTCCATGCCCTAGTTCCGGTTCAACTCCGGCTCCCGACGGCCGGCGATGCAAGCAACCACGCCTAGTGCCTGAGTCTAAGACCTGCATCTCCGGCCAAGGATTTCATCATGACCGCTCTCGAACGTGCTCACCTGCGGTGGGGCATGACACCTCGCCGCCGCCCGCGCATCTGCTCCGCATTCTTCGCCTGCGCCGTGTTCTGGACGCTCGTCACCCTGACGTTCGCTCACGCTATCGGCTGATCGCACGCATGCTTCGGGCATGCGAGTTGAGACAGTCCAGATTGGCTATTCCCACCGGTACGTCCTCCGACAAGACGGCCGCTGGATGCATTCCACATTCCAGGACTCGGTCCGCGACTGGACCGAGACTGCAATCGTCGACATCGAGGACGTGCAGGACGCCGTGCGCAACGGCCACCTCGTCACGCTCATCGACGAACCCACCGACGACGACCTCGTCGTCGGCCTCCTGAACCACCCCGACAAAGCGGACCTTCGCACCTTGCTTCTGAGCGAAGCGAAAGCGCGTGGCGTGGTGTGCCGGTCGCGGCCGGACGCGGTGAAGGAGGCGTCACTTCTAGCCGGAAACTGAACCTATGAAACTCGCATACGATGGGCCGACCTTCGAGCAGGGCGGCTTCCAGGCCACTGCGGTTGGCCAAGGTCTAGGCCGCAAGCACCTCCGCAAAGTCACGATGCTGCTGACGTCCGGCCTCTACAAGAAGCCGAAGGACGCAGTGCTGGGCGAGCTCGTGTCGAACGGCTTCGACAGCAAGCTCAACGCCATCGTGCAGGTGTTCCTGCCGACCACGCTGAGCCCGGCTCTCGTGGTGCGCGACGACGGTCCCGGCATGTCGCACCAGTTCATGATGGAGCGGTACACCATCGTGACCGACTCCACCAAGGACGACAGCGATGACAACATCGGCGGCTTCGGCATCGGGCGCCTGACGCCCTTCGCCGACGGCAAAGAGCAGTACACCGTCACCTGCTATCGGGGTGATCACAAGCAGATCTACAACGTCGCGCTCGTCGACTTCGAGATCACGATCAACGCCACACAGCCAATGGCACTGGCCGAGCCGGAGTGGGGCGTCGAAGTCCGCATCCCTGTGCCGATGGGTGAGCACTACCAGTACCGCGAAGCCGCGGCTCGTGTGCTGCGCTTCTTCCCGCAGGACCGGGTCAAGGTCGTGGGTGCCGACATCGAGCGGCCCAAGTACACGTTCGAGTGCGAGGATTACGCGATCCTCAAGCAGAGCACCTATAGCTCCACCACGCCCAGCTACGCGCTCCTCGGCCCCAAGGCCTACGCGTTCGACGCGGCATCCATCAGCATCCCGAACTTCCCTGCGAACAACATCGAGTTCCGCTTCAACCTGGGTGAGGTGACGCCCACGCCGGACCGGGAAGGTCTGAAGCTTGATCCCAAGACACTCGCCGCCCTCGGCCGGAAGCACACCCGGCTCATGGCCGATCTCGAGAACCAGATCGAGCGCGAGATCGCCAACGCCACCTCATTGTATGAGGCCCAGGAGAAGTTTTTCGACACCTTCACGTCGATGCAGGCCATGCACCAGTTCCTGCCGAAGTCGGCGAATTGGGGCACCCACAAGATCGACGGCATCCGCATCGACGCGCGATACAACTACGTCCGTGAGAACCTGACCAGCCGCAAGACACCGACGCGGCACGAGGGTGAGTTCAAGCGTACGCCGGGCGGCTACCACCGCGAGAGCCGTCTCGCTCCACACTTCCTGGTCGACGACGTGGACGGCGTCCGCATGCTGGCGCGCTGCAAGATGCACGCTGACCAGAACAACGATTTCTCTCACCTGTTCATCATGAGCCAGGCCGCGGTCGACAAGCTCGCTCCGCCGCCTGATCGGGTGTTCAAGGCGTCCAGCTACATCCCGCCGGTCATGGCGCGCCGCGGCTCTGTCGCCACCGGCAAGCTGCGCGCCTATCGCTGGAAGCGCCGGCACGAGTGTTCATGGAATGAGAGCCCGCGCTGGTGCCAGGACGACGTCGCGGTCGAAACGGGCGGCTTCTACTTCGAGTTCAAGAGCTCGAACCCGCCGCAATGGGCGGACGAGATCCGCGACACCGCCTGGTTCGGCGGCCACCGCCCGGTCTATGGCCTGCCCGGCGAGTTCCGCAAGCGCGCCGTCATGGACGAGTGGACTGAGGCCGTTGCCTGGACGCGCGAGCGCGCGATGGGCTTCCTCAACGATCCGCTCTTCCAGCGTGAACTCGTGTGGGATGTCGCTCGCGGCCGCCTCAACGACGACGTCGTGCGCTTCGTCGAGACGGCTGTCACCGCTGACCCGCTCGTCGCCTCGCTGGTCAAAGTGCTCAAGGACAACGAGCCGACCTACCTCTTCGATGAAGGTGACAAGGTGACCGTGCGTCGCCTGCTCAACCTCAACTTCATCACCAATCCAAATCCCCTGCCAGTGCCGGACCTGGTGGGTGTGCAGCAGCTGCTGCTCGAACAACGCCCGGTGTTTGCGGAGCTCATCGCCCGCAGCTGCAACAACCAAGAGATCCTCATTAGGAGCCTGGAGCTACAAGCATGACGACCATCAACGGATTGTCGTTCGGGGTCAACTCGATCACAATCATCCTGGACGCGACGCCCTACACGGTGCCGCGTTCGGACGCGCTCGTCGAAGCCCTGCGCGAGCAGGACTATGAGCGCGTCAAGGACCTGGTGAACCCGCAGAAGCAGATCGAAGAAGGTCTGTCCCGCTTCGGCGACATCGTGGTCCAGAACGGCTATGTCCTCTTCAAGGGCATGGAAATCTCGAACGGCCACGTGCGCCGTATCCTCGAGCTCACGCAACTCGGCCTCCCGGTCGACAGCGTGGCCCTCAACCTCGACAGCCTGATGCGGAACCCCTCGTTCCGCGTGCGCCGCGACTACTCTGAGTTCGTCGACCGCTTCAATCTGCCGTTCGCTCCGGACGGTCGGTCGGTGTTCTGCAAGGCGGTCCAGGAGGACTTCTGGTCCATCGCCACCGGCAAGAACGGCAAGGTCTTCTGGGGCGTCGGCGAGACGCCGAAGATGGCCCGCGAGGACGTCGACGACGACCCGACGCGCACCTGCTCGGACGGTCTGCACGTCTGTGCGCCGGAATACCTCCCGCACTTCGCCCGCGCCAACGGCCACGTGATCAACGTGCTCGTCTGGCCGGAACACATCGTGGCGCTGCCCGTCGACTACAACCTGTCGAAGCTGCGCGTGTGTGAGGCCTTCTCGCACTCGGTCATGCCGCCCGGCGATGCGCAGAAGTACTACGACGCCATCGGCCCGATCTTCGCCTTCGCGAACGACGAAGACCCGGACGACGACTACGTCGAGGAAGACGAGAACGAAGAAGAGACGTCGGCGCCGGCGCCGCTCACCTACGAAGGCCAACCGGTCGACAACCCGACTTCCTTCGTCTGACCCAATCCACTCCGGCACGGATCAACGGCGGCAGGGCCGGCACGAACACCTGTCGTCACCCCACTGGAAGCGAGCGATGCAACGAAGCGACGAGGCGTTCATCCGGTGCAACCACATCGGTGTCGAGGAGCCCTTCGACATCAATCGCTACCGAGTCGAGGAACCAATGTCCGAAACTCCACAACTGAAAGACCCGGTCAACACGATGATTCGTGTTGAGCGGATGCTTCGCTCCGGTGCTCTGCAGCACTCGGACGAAGCTGAGGCAGGCCCGTCCTTCAACATGAGCTCGTCCTGCATGGGCCAAGGTTGCGGCACCGTCGCCTGCATCGGCGGCTGGCTCTGGCTGGTCGAGAACCCTCGGGACTACTCCGGGGCGAACTCGTACGTCGCTCAGGTGGCTGGTCCGCTGCACGACCTCTTCTATCCGCCGAACATGGCGTCCTACGCCCATATCACGGCGGAAGAAGCCGCCGACGCCCTGCACAACTATCGCCTCTACGGTGAGCCGCGCTGGGATCAGGTGATGTCGTGAACATCCACGTCTCGATCCGTGAGCCGGTGGCGGCCGCGCGCGACATCGTCACACACGGGTGCGTCTGGCGGCATCGAGGTCGAGACGTGGAGAACGGCCTCGACTGGCTGGGTTTTCTGCGCGCCGTCCACAACCAGGTGCGCGGCTATGACCCGCCGGATCTGTCGGACTACGAGCCGAGCTGGCTTCCTGACGCCACGTCCGAGATGTTCCTCGAACACCTGGAGACGTGGCCCGCATTCAAGGTGCGCAACGGAAAGGTCTATCCCGGCGACATCCTCCTCTTCCGCATGGCGCCGGGCCGCATGATTGCGCACGGCGCCATCAATCTCGGCGAAGATCGGATCGCCCACTCCTATTGGGGTCGGGCGCCAACGATCTCACGCTTGAGCACGTTCTGGCGCGAGCGCGTCGCACAGGTGCTGACATGGCAGTAGAGCAAAACGAACAGACAGGTCGATCAATCTATCGCTCGGACGAGCTCCTGAGCGTCGACCACTACAGGCGCTTCTGCAGCGCGGCCACAACTGCACGCGCGGAGTGGGGCGTGAAGTGGGAGTCCAAGAGTGCAGCGCGCATCGTGGGCTCACCGTCCGCTGAGCTGCAGCTCAACGCCCTGATCAAGGAAACGGCGAAGTGACCAGGCCGGCTTGGCTCGATGACATCAAGAACCCGGATGGGTTCGCACCGCCGTGGCCACCCTCCAATCGTGTCTACTACGAGCGCATCTTCGAGTGCGACTGCGGCGAGACGTGGACCGACCTACATGACGCCGACTGCAACGACAAGTGCCCGGCTTGCAACAAAGAAATCGAACCGTCTGAAACACGCGAGCGCGATGCGCTGACGGGAGCATACCTATGACAAGACCACGCTGCCCATACTGCGGCAAGCCACTGCAGCGCCTGACGACGTACTATTCGGTGCAATCGCCTTCGGTAGCGGCAGCTCCGCATTGGAAGCCGGACTTCATCGCTGACGTCGAAACCAAATCTGATGCGCAAGCCCTCGTGCCGGTGCCTGAGCGGGTGGTGAGCCTCACCACCAGCTACGACGGCAAGACGGTGTACGGCTTCAAGACCTGGGACGGCGTCACCTACAGCAAGGGCTGGAACAGTTCTGGCTTCTGCCGGCAGCTCTGCGCCGCCCGCTTCGGCATCGTCGCACAACAGAAGGGATTTGATCCCCGTGCCGAAGCCTGAGTTTGACTTAGCCATTCACGACTTCTCGAACGGCAACCTGATCGAGACAGTCAAGGCCATGGTCGTGCCCGCGGTAAACTCGCGCGTGCGCTTCGGCAAATTCGACCGGCGCGTGATCCAAGTCGTGCACGATCTCACGTGGGGCAAGCCTCACACCGTCACCATCTTCACGGACCCGTGGAAGCGATGAACAAGCCCCTTTCTACGGCGCGGAAGCTTCGCCACCATCATCGATGCCATGCTCGCTTCCTGCGCGCCGATTATCGTCTCGAAGCTGCCGCAAGAGTACAGTTGTTGGCAAACTCGGGGGGGTGGTTCACCCGACACATCAGTCGATGAAAGGCGGCCTCGGAGGGCTCGGACTTCCGAGGCTGCTTCCCGCTTTACTGCGGCGGCGTACAGGTTTGAGAACCGCCAGCGTCCACGGTAACGGGACCGTTGCCGTTGTTCACCACAACTACAGTCGTCGTATTACCTGAGCACTGCGTCGTTGTGGTCGGCGCATAGATTGTTGTGATCGTGTTGACTATAGTTCTAATGACTGACGTGGCGGCGTCAATGAGGTCTTTGATTTGAAAGTAGCTAACTTCAGGTTCGGATATGATTATGATCTCTCCACTAATTGGACCCGAAGCATCCCGGCCAGTGATACGAACATGAGCGATGGGACCGCTCACGCCGGTCACCTGAGCACGTATGCCGGGTTGAACTTCCCACCCTCGCAGCAGGTCAGGTCTTTCTCGGATCGCCCTTGAAAAAGACGAGTTGCTTCGTTCAGCGCGAGCTACGTCAGTATTTGCCACGGCATCTTGGCCAACCGGCCTCCTGGCCTGTGCGTGCGCGGGCCAGACTGTTGCTGTGTTCACCAGTAACAAGGACAGCATAGCCGCTGTTCCGCGCTTGATCCAATCACTGAGCTTCATCTCCACCTCCCGTAAAGCATTGTCCGATCACTATTTCCTCGGCGTTGACGTCCCGCTCCGCCGGACGGACGCGCATGGCGTGCCGATGAAGTCGGCAGAAGCGAGTGGTGCGCAAAAGGGATCGCTGGTGGCTGCGATCATCAACTCCACGTTCTGTAGTTTGCAGCCGGGCGGGGCCGAACTAGGCTTGGCCCGATGCAAGGCCACGGCTCGTTTTCGACTCGCGCACCATGACGGTGCTCCGGCTGCAGCCGTTCGCCGCCGTCGGGACGTAGGCGTCGTTACAGGTCTGATTGTTCTTGTACTTCATGTACTTCCTGCAGCCACGGCCCGGGATTCACGGCCTGACCTGCCCAGTCGTTCCTCACGATCTGTAGTTTGCCGGCGCGTCCATCTGGCTTAACCATGAAGCATGCACCGCTACGGTTCGTTCTGTCCCGTCGCCAAAGCGTCCGAGATCCTGTCCGAACGCTGGACGTTGCTGGTCCTGCGCAACATCTGTCTCGGCGGCGCCCGGCGCTTTAACGACATCCTTGGCGGCGCGCCGAAGATGTCGCCCACGCTTCTGGCCAAGCGTCTGCGCATGTTGCGCGATCAGGGCGTGATCGAGTTGAGGCCCGCCGCCACCGGCCGCGGCTGGGAATATCATCCCACAAAGGCCGGTGAGGATCTTATGCCGCTCATCGAGTTGGTCGGGCACTGGGGCCAACGCTGGGTCCGCAGCAAGCTCATTCACAGCGAACTCGATCCGGCCGAACTCATGTGGTACATCCGCCACGTCAAACACGATCATCTGCCGCTTGGCCGCACCCTGATCGAAGTCGCGTTCACCGACGTGCGGCGCTTAAAGAGATGGTGGATCCTGATCGACAATGGAGCGGTCGAGCTTTGCATCGACCATCCGGGCTTCGAGGTCGACATACTGATCACGACGAGTATTCGGCGCCTCGCGCAAATCTATATCGGGGATATATCTCTCTCGCGTGCGATAGCCCAGGGAAAGATCGAGGTCGAAGGCCCGCGGGAGCTGATCGACGGCATGCCGAACTGGTTCGCCCGCAGCAAATTCGCCGACGACAATCCGATGAGCCCGGATTGAGCATCAAGAGCGCGCCGCGCAGACGCGTTCCTCGACGACGCCACTTGCTCGCAGTGCGAGCACCCACGTGCTGATCAGCCCTTCGTCACTGCTCGCGAGTCCCAAGAGAAAGACCCGGCCAGCATCGAAAACTCGCGCCGTGCGGTCGCATACTGCATACTGCTGCGCAGGGTGTCAGCTGAGTTGCGTTACGGTTCGTGGGTCACTCAAAGCAAAGCGGGATAAGCTTGACGGCTAGGAGTTTGCATAGCCAAGCGGGCCATGATCACGCTCTATCGCGTTTACCCAATCGACTGCGACGGCGTCGCCTCGATGTATTTCACCGACCGCGTCAAGGCTGAACGCCACGCTGTGCAGGTCAGGCTCAAGTGGAAGGGCATAGCGGACGAGGTGACCGTTACGCCCAGGCGCATCGCCCTCACAGCTGAGGCGATCTGCGCCGCGCTCAACGAAGTCGCCTCCTAGTAACCACACACAACGAAGGGAAAGGCCCGGTCCGAGAGAACCGGGCTTTAAGCATGTCTGCGAAACTGAAACTCGTCACTGCGAAGGAAAAGCTGGGTGAGCAGGCGTTTGCTCTGCACGCCCAGATAGAGAAACTGAAGGATCGGCTCGCCGCGAAGAAGGCAGAGATCCTCGCCGCGGTCGGGGAGGGTAACTCGTTCGCCCTCGCGGACGGCCGGACCATTCAGATCACGCGCACGACCCAGGATCGGCCGAACGGCAAGATCGACCTGGTGCTCGATCCGGCCCGCTACGCACAACTGCCGGTATCGGTGCGTGCCGAAGTCGAGCGCCTGCGTGCCGTGACGCTTGAGCCTGGCCGGACCAAAGGCGTGGCCGCTCAGGTCCGACTTCTGCCGTGAAGTACGGCGAAGCCCTCAAGCTCGTAGGTGGACTTTCGAAACCATCGAAGATGCCTTGGTGGTCGTGGTCTATCTCCGCGAGCGAATGCATTACCGGTGGACGACTACAGGTAGTAGAAGGTTCCACTTGTAGCATGTGTTACGCGCTCAAGGGGAACTACGTGTTCCGGAACGTAAAGGAAGCACATGCTAGACGCCTGGAAGCGAGCCAGCATCCGAACTTCGTCGATGCCTTCGTGGTTGTGCTGACGAACCTGCACAACCTCACGCGCCAGAAACGTGGTGAATTAAGGGAAAATCGCTTCCGCTGGTTCGACTCCGGTGATCTACAAAGCGTCGAGATGCTCGAATCCATCAATCAGATCGCGCTGCGAACACCTCAGATCGACCACTGGTTGCCGACACGAGAGTTCGCATTCGTCAGAGATTTTCTGACCAAACACGGACATTTCGCGCCCAACTTGTTTGTTCGTCTCTCGGTGCCGATGGTAGGAGCCAAGCTCTCTCAGCAGCCACACGGTCTGCCGTACTCAACGGTGGGATGTGATGAGATGCCTTGGACGTGTCCTGCCCTTAAGCAAGGAAATGTCTGCGGTGCTTGTGACAGGTGCTGGTCGCGCGAGAACATCAACTATCCACTTCACTGACAATGAACATCAACGGCGCAACCTACGAACCGCTTTTGCATTCGACACGCACTGATTGGGGTACCTTCGACGTCGAAGAGTTGGATGCGTCAATAATTTTTCCGGGACTGGAGCCACTCATCGAACGTCGTCTCGTGGGCACAACACCGGAGGTCATCATCGGGCAATCGCCCGATGGTCCGAGAGTGTGGATCAGAGCGGACTTGAGATCGGAGTTTCTGCCTGGCGGGGTTGAGAACAATGGCACTGACCAATGAGGATAAGGTCCTCATCGAGCTTTGCGAATGCCTAGCGGGTTACGCAGAGGTAGTAGCGGATCGGCATGACCTTCACGTCGTCGTGCCCGACGCCGTCAAAGTCCTAACGTCGGCTGAAGCGTTGCTGAACGCCAAGGGGATGGATGTGCCGAAGGCAATGGCGCACCTCTTGCAGCGAGCTCGACAAACATAACAACTGAGCACGCCTCCACTTGGAGGCATCATGTTGATCACGACGAAGCAGGCGGCCGACAGGCTGAACCTGAAGGAGCAGACGCTGCGAGACTGGCGGACACGTCTCGATAACCCTCTCCCGTTCGTGAAGATCGGCCGGGCCGTTAAGTATGAGCCCGCTGAGATCGACGCCTACATCGCGCGCTCGCGAAAGGTGTCGACAGTGGAATGAGAGTGGGCTAGTGGTGGGGCAGCCCACCAGGGAAGAGGCAAAAACTCCACGTAAACAACTCGATAGACGACTGTGAGCGCTGCCCTCCGAAGGCAGAGGTCACAGGTTCGAATCCTGTCGGGTGCGCCAGCCGCTCTTTTGTACAGCCCGGACACATGGGTGACGGAACGTACCTGAGACATGGGTGACAACTCGGCCACCCGGTTGCGGCAACGGCTCCTCACTTAGCTCAGTTCATCGGAAGCGAGCCGCGCGTCGCTGCTCAAATCGGGCGGGCGCCGCAACGATTGGTTAAAGCGCAACCTCTATGGGTGTGGCGTTGCTGGCGCCCACCTCCACGTGTTGGGCATGGCGCATGGCACGATGCCTGAGGAGGATTGCACATGAGCGACAACGCCGGACTGGCGGCTGAGGCCGTCGAGACTGCGACTGAAGAAACCGTCGAGATTGCGGCTGAAGCGACCGAGGTTGCGACCGAGGAAGCCGCCGAAACCACGACCGAGGAAGCCGCCGCGCCGGCGACCGAGGAAGCCGCCGAGGTTGCTACGGAGCAAGCCGTCGAACTTGCGACTGAGGCGACCGCCGAGGTTGCGGCCGAGGAGACCGCCGAGGTCGCGGCCGAGGAAGCCGTCGAACCTGCGGCTTCGGTCGAAGAACGCGTCCCGGAACTCGTCGGTTGAGCTGATCGGCAAGCGCCGAACAGGCAGCCAACGCGCTGCCTGTTTGGCGTGAGCCGTCGGTCGCATTCGACCGCTCCCGCGAACTAAACTAGCCACCCATCTCAACGCCGCGCACGCACGCGTCGACGCGTTCCGCGATGAGGGGGTGAGGCCCGCAACCGTTGACGTTTAGCCTCACGAGGCTGTCCTTCGTCGCCGCGCGAGCATGCGTCCGGATTAGCGCCCATTCCCGGGCGCTAGCGAGCTCGCGCGCGCTGCGCGCACTACGCCGCCGCGGCGCGCAAATCCGCGGATACAGCGGCCTCAATCCAGAGGATACGCGCGCGCGCGCGCTCCGCGAGAGCAGAACGCCGCAGAAACAAGCACTCCCACCTGCAAAATTAGGAGGATACGCGCCCGCGGATTCGACCGCGCTTGCGCTGGCGTATAATGCCTCCCATCGCTCCGCAGGAAGGCCAGTCGAGGTCAAAGGTTCGAACCCGATGCGAGAGCGATGTGACCGAGCGTGAGCGTCGATGCTTCCCAGACGATCGGGAAGGCGGCGCGGGAAAGCGAGCCTGCGGGGCCGTCCCCCGCATCGCCAGCGGAACCGCCGCCCGTATCGCATCGGCGCAGAAGCCCGCGGGGCATCAACCGCGGGAAGACGCACCGGGAGGTCGTTTTCGAACACGACCCCCGCACGCCGCCGGCGATCCGCACCCGGGAGTGAAAGAC